GCTTCGCGTCGTGTATCTCCTCCCACGCGCCGCTGTCGTCGACGTACAGGGCACCGTTGGCCATCTGGAGGCACTTGGACATTTTGACGGCCGGGTTGACCGCCTCGATGCCGTGCTCGGCGATCTCCGCGAAGGCGTCGCGCTCCATGTCCTCATACAGCTTACGCGCCGCCGGTGGCAGGTCGACCTCGATCGAGTTGAAGATCGGCTCGTCCACGGGCAGGCCCGACACGGTCAGGCAGATGTCCTTCAGCGCCTCCTCGATCTCGCCCTGCGCGTGCGCCATGGGTGACATGCTGAAGCCGTCATAACCCGTGCGGAACCAGCGGTCCTGAAAGGCGCTGAAGGTACGGCCGAGGCGCTCGCCCCGGTCGAGGAACCACGTCTGGCCCCACAGATCCTTCAGCCCGTTCGCGCCGGGCGTTCCGGTGAGGCCGATGAAGCGCGTCACCTTCGTGTGCGCCACGCGACCCAGTGCGCCGGCGCGCTTGCTGCCCTGCCGAATGCGGAAGGACTTGAGGCGCGTCAGCTCGTCGGCCACGACCGTCTTGAAGGGCCACGCATCGCCGAGCGTCTCGGTCAGCCAGACGAGGTTGTCGTAGTTCGTCGTAAAAATGTCCGCCGGCGTGTCAAGCGCGGCTTGACGCTGCTTCGGTGTGCCGGTGACGACGGACACGCGCAGGTGACGCAGGTGGTGCCACTTCGCGACCTCCTCGGGCCACGTTGACTGCGCCACCCGCTTCGGTGCCAGCACCAGTATCGGGTACACGCTGTCGCACAGGTCGAGGGCGTCCAGCGCCGTCAGCGTTGACACGGTCTTCCCGCCGCCCATGGGCATCCACAGGGCGCAGCGCGGCATGTCGTAGATGTGCTGCATGGCCTCGCGCTGGTAGTCGTGGGGTGTGAAGGTGCGTGTCACAGGCTCACCACGTCCTCGGCGTCGGGTTCTTCTCCCACGACCAACGCTCTATCGCGCCCAGCTCGTCCCACGGCCGGCGCGGCAGGCGTGTGCCGTCCACGCGCGGGAGGTAGCGCGGCTGGCGCACGACGTCTTCTTCGTAGGCGCTCTGTCCGGGTGTCTTGGTCATGTCGTCGTCTCCGTTGCTGATGCACCCTTTTAAGCGGGCGCTTACAGGGTGTCAAGCGATACTTTCAGCCGCAAGTCCGGAGAAACGGCTGGACTTTACCTCGTCGATTATTCCGTCGATCTGCGACACCTCGTTCAGCACGTACACGGCCCAGCCGTCGGCGCGCAGCGTCGTGATCTCGCGCCCCTGCGGGCTGCGCCAGTCCACGCCCTCGCCGGGACGCTTGATCTCAACAAAGGCGGCGCGCGGCCCGGGCCACCAGATCAGGCGATCAGGTGCGCCGTTGCGGCACAGCCAGCGCACCTTGCGCGTCTGCCCGTGCGCCGCCTTCACGCGCCTCTTCAGCTCCGCCTCGATCTGGCTCTCACGCATGCGTCAGCCGCCGGCCCATCGACCAGTTGGCCACGACGCGCACCTCGGCGTTCGGCACGCACCATATCTCGCCGCTGTCGTCGAGCGCCACGACCCACAGCAGGCTGTGCTCCATGCCGTAGTCGATGACGGCGAGGGCGAGACCGTCGCCCTTGCTCGTCGACATTGGGATGGCTGGGTCGAGCTGCGTGAACATGTGTCAGTCCTTCCGGTACCGATGTGTCTCAAAGCCGGCAGCGCGCAGGGGCAGGCCGGCGGCCCACGACGGGTTCGTGGCCATCAGCGCCGACAGGCGATCAACGCTGTACGCCTCCGTGTCTGGCGTCTCGGTGATCAGCTCGTCGTGTACGCGGATGCAGACGGGATACCCGGCAGCCTCGGCGTTGCGCATGCCGACCATGAACACGTCGCGCGCCACGGCCTGCACGATATTCTCGACCAGCTTGCCGCCGTACGTCTCCAGCGTCTCCCATTTTTTCGTGAACTGGTTGACGCCGCTGTGCGTCAGCCGCCCGTCGTCATTGACGGCCGCGTCCGGGTACGACAGGTATCGCCCGGACGGCAACTTGATGCGCAGCCACTTGTCCTTCATGCCCACGCTCAGTGCACCGACGGGGAACTCCTCCAGCGGCTTGTCAATGGCGGCACGCGCCGCACGCTCCACGGCGTGCCACAGCGCCACCGTCTTCGGGTGCGCCTTGCGCCATGCGTTGACCAGCATCTGTATCTCGTGGTCGAATAGGGCCTCGACAGCCGGACCGCCCATCGTGCGATAGGCCCCGACACCGCCTCCATAACCCCCAGCAAGCGACATCACTTTGCCGTACTGGCGCATTGTGCCGTCGCCGGTTTTCTTGTTATCAGCGACCACACTCGGATCGACGTTGAAGGCTTTGGCATAAGCCAGTACGTAGAGGTCGTGACCCTCACCTCGATCAAATGCGTAGAAGGCGTCAATCTCCCACTGCTCGCCGGCGAGCCACGCCAACACGCGACCCTCAATGTTCGACAAGTCGGAGATCACCAGCTTCTTGCCCGGCTCGGCAATGAGGCAGCCGCGCACGGCGCCCGTGCAGAGTTCCGACACGTTGTCGATCAGCAGGTCTTCGCAGTCCAGTTTCATGGCCGCGATGCCGCTCTCGATGTAATCTGGCTTGAGGAACGTGCGGGGCAGGTTCTGCGGCTGGAACAGGCGACCGGCGTCGCGTCCGGTGCGCGACGCGCCGCAGAACTGGATGATGCCGCGCAGGCGGCTGTCGCTGCTGGCCGCGTTGATGATGACGCCGTACTTCGCCGGCGACGTAGCCGCTGCCTGCTGCCTGATCTCCAGCAGCTCGCGCGCCTCGGGGTGCAGGTCTTTGCGTTGCAGCACGCCGGCGACGGTAGCCTTGGTCAGGTCGGCGATGTCGAGGTGCAGCACGTCGCGCAGATACTCAAGCAACTTGGCGCGCTGTGTCAGGCTGCCGACGGCGCCGTTCGTCAGACGTCCGCTGCGAACTGCCAGAGATCGCGAAGTTCGCTCGAAAGCTCTAAGTGCAGCTCGGGCGAGACCGACGTCAACGGCGATACCACGGTCGTTAATCCTCTGGTCGAGGTGCCATAGCTGCCGCTCACCCATACTGTCGTTCCAACGTGACAGTCTTCGACGTACGTCTCGCATCGCGTCCACGTCGAGCCGGGCGTACTCGACGAAGGCTCCCCACTCGGCGGGATGTGTGTCACGATCGGCCCTCCTCAACTTGATGTTCTTTGCGCGCGGTTTGCAAAACAACTGTATCAGTTTCTTGCCCGCCTTGTCTTTAGCGATGTCGGCAGGCACGCCAAGCACGTCGCACAGGGCGCCCAGCGACGCTGGCAGGCTGTGCTGGAGGGCGAGGACCATCGTGTCCTCGATCTTCTCCACGGGGATCGTGACGCCGCAGTGGCGCAGCACCGTGCGGTCGAAGTGGCTGTTGTGTATGACGATGGTGTCGGCGTCGTTGATCAGGCGCTGCAAGTCCGATCGCCAGTCTGGCTGGTCCTGCGTGTCCCACACGGCCACGGGCGCGTCGTCGACGGCGACGGCCACCAACAGCACCTCGGCCTTCTCGGCATAGGCGTGCGTGCCGTACGTTATCGGCACCTCGGAGAATGTCTCAAGGTCGAGGTATAGGGTTGTCATCTGAGTTGTCCCACTCTGATCGGGAGAGCCGCGCCGCAAGTTATCAGCAACAGGCGGGGACACGCCCGGCGGCGCGGCTCACCAGATCAGAGTGGCGGCAGCCGGGCTTCCTCCCGGCCACCACCACTCCGTCTATAGCGTTAAAGTAAATCGAGGCCAATAGCCTTGGCGTACGTCTCAAGCAGCGCCTGCTGCTCCGCACGCGCGTCGGGGTCGAGTTTGCGCAGGGCGATGAGCCTGCGCATCGTCTTGGTGTCCCAGCCGTTGCCCTTGGCCTCGGCGTAGACGTCACGGATGTCGTCGGCGATGCCCTTCTTCTCCTCCTCGAGACGCTCGATGCGCTCGAGGAAGAGGCGAAGATCTTCCGCCGCCCGGTTGTGGTCGGCGTCGATCATCAGAACAGGTCTGACACGTCGATGGGAGCCTTGGTCAGGCCGGCGAAGTCGTCCGCCGTGGCCATCGCAGAGCCGCCGCCGAATGCCTCACCGTCGGCCGCAAACATCACGCCGAGGATGGCGCAGGAGATGCGGTTGCCGTCGTCGCGCAGGAGCGGGTACAGCTCCACCTTCACGTGCGCGTAGCAGCCGCTGTACAGCTTGCGGCCGATCTCGGACGCCGACAACTGGCGACCGAACTCGTCGTAGCACGCCGGCGGCTTGTCGCCCGGCGAGCTGGCACCGAGGGAGTACATGCCCTCGAAGCCCTTGTAGATGTCGCCCTTGAGGTTGCGGTAATCTTTTTTCAGGTACGCGACGCGGCCCTTGTCGTACAGCATGTCGAGGACGGCGCCGGCCTTGTCCTTCCACTGCGTCGTGGTGACTTCGGTGATGGCCTCGTCGATGGCCTTGGCGTCCGCGTCGGTCGGCGGGACGATGATGCGAATGCCGTACACGGGCTTGCCGCCGTTGATCGAGCGCGGCGCAACGAGGTCGACGAAGCCCAGTCGCTTGTTCTTGAGCATCAGCGTGACGGCGCGGCGAGTTTCAGTTGTCATTTTTCAGATCTCCAGTTGTCAGTTGAGAAGGGCGCGGAACTCGTCCGCGACCGACGCGATGGCCAGTGCTGGCCGGGTATCCGTGGCGGGTGCCACAGATGGCTTGCCCTCTCCGCGCGTGATCAGGTCTTGGACCCGTGCCCACCGCTTCGGGGTATCTCTGAGGAGCTTCTCGGCCGCGACTGGGCTGATCAGCACCTTGGTGTACATGTCGTCGTCGCGCAGGCGGAACGACTTCTTCATGATCTGCTCGGCCTCTGCCGCGTCTGCCCACGCGCGGTTGCCCTTGCGCCCAGCGACCAGCTTGTAGCCCTCGACGGGCGTGCCTGCAAGCAGGCGACGCTCGACCTCGGCGCGGATGCCCTTGCACCACTGCTCGACCAACTCGACACGCGACATCGCCGTCGACAGCTCGTCCTCGACCAGCGTGGGCAGGAACTCCGCGAAGTCTGCGACAGTCGCCACGCCGGCAGTGGCCAGCGAGACGCTGTCGTTCAGCACCGGGCAGACGGCCTTCGCCTTGCAGAAGCGGCACTGTTTCTCGCCGGCCTCGATGCGCGGTGCCTCGTGGTCCAGTACCTCGACGGCAGACAGACGGGCGTCCTCGCCGAAGGCGCGCAGCACCTCGACAGGTACCGTCCACTCGCTGACGTGGTTGAGGCGCGGCTGGTGGATCACCATAGTGACCATCTTGAAGTCGGACAGGATGCCGAAGTCATTCAGCGCGCCCAGTGCGTACAGTTGCAACTGCTCGTTCTCGGTCGCGTCGACCTTGACGCCCATGCCGTACTTCAGGTCGACCACGATCAGCTCGTCGCCCTTGATGATGATCGCGTCGGACGTGCCGAAGCTGTCGGGCACGTTGATCACCGGGCTGAAGTCCACGCGCTTTTCGACGAGCAGCATGCCGCCCTCGGCGTATTCACGCACCAGCTTGGCGTAGTCCACGACGAACGCGGCCATCTCCTTGCTGATCGTGAAGTCAAAGCCGTCGACGGTTGCCCCGGTGCCGACCAGCGTGTGCGGGTCGACGGCGTCCTGAAGGAAGTGCGCGGCGAGGTCGTGCGCCAGCGTACCCTCGGCGGAGTAGCGGTTGCTGTTGTCCGGGAACGGTGCCTCGAGGGCGACGCTGCCGGGGCAACGCATCCAGCGATGCGCCCCCGACGGCGACAGTCTTGCGTGTGCGCTCATGCGTTGATCACCGCGTCGAGGAGGGCCACCAGCTCGGCGTGGTGCTCCGGTAAGACGTGCGATGCGCGCTCGACACCGAACTGCGACAACAGCTCAAGCATGGCGTCACGGCCGCGCAGGGCCACGTAGGCGAGGACGCGGGGTGCGATGTCGATGACAGGGTCGTACACGACGGCGGCGGGCGTTGCCGGCGCAACAGGATTTTCGCGAACTTCAGGTACGGTATATTCCCCGACAGGCTCGGCGACAGGCTCGGCAGCGGCCATCATCGCCGAGATCTTCTTGGCGGCGGTCTTGGCTGGTGTCGGGTCTTTGGCGGGCGCCGCGCTGGCGTGATGCACGAACACGGGTACGGTATTCTGCAACTGCGCGGACAGCGCCAGTACGCGGCCGGCGAGTTCGGTGAGGCTGTCTGCTGTGATTTCGATGCGGTAGGTCATGCGTCGTCTCCATATTCGGGGGTGTTGCTGCGTGCCTCTTCGAGGCGCTCTGCCAGCGCGATCGCCAGCTCGCTGTCGTTCCACGCGAGTTCCATAAGCTCGCGATCGGTCAGGGTGCGCAGGTAACTGCGGTCATTCATCATGTCACTGTCTCCTAAAAGTTCCACGGGGTTGCGTTGTACTGTGCGGCCACGGCACGCGCGGCGCGCTTCCCGTCGACCTGATGCTCGGCGAGCTGGACGCGGCGACCTGCGTCGATGATCTCGATGCAGACGACGGCGCGGCCCTTGCCGAGCGTGTAATAGTTTGCGGCTTTCGTCATAGTGGGCGTCCCTTCCCTGTTGCTGATGACCCTATGTAAGCGGTCGCTTTCCGCCTGTCAACAGCCTACATGCAAATAATTACACGGCCTCTCTCGATGCTGATCGGAGCCTCTTTCCGCTTGGCGAGTGAGATAATCGCGCGCTGCACGGACTGGCGGCGGATGTCGCGCTTGCCTGCCTCCGGCACTGCCAGAGCGGCGACGCACTGGTCGGTGAGGGTGCCCAGCGCCACGTCCGGCGCCGTGCGGTGGTGTAGCTCGATCATCTCGAGGACGTGGCGCTCGGTGTTGCCGTAGCGCACGACCTCCTTGCGATCGCCAGTGACGGCAGCCTGCGGCAGGTCAGCCTCCACGGCCACGCAGGACGTGATGACGTCGCCGTCGCTGTCGACGCCGACCTCGATGACCTCAAGCTTGAAGCCCCAGCGCAAACCGTCCTCGCCGTCTTTCATCTTGTCAAGGCGCAACTCGCGGCTGCCGTTCTCGTGGCGCGTGACCTCCATCTGGCCGTCCATGGCGGCGCGGAACCCCGACCAGCCGCGTGCGCCCTTCGACGGATCTTTGCCGGCGTGGTGCACGGCCACGACCAGCGCGTTGATCGCCTCGGCAATCAGGCGCATGCTGGCCAACACCCGGCCCATGTCCTCGGACGTGTTCTCGTTCGCGCCCGGGCTGACCTGCGCGACCGTGTCGACAAACACGGCGGCGACGTCTCCCAGCGCCTTGATCTCGGCGATGACCTCGGCGACGTCCATCTCCTCAAGGAAGTTCGGCGCTGCCGTGATGACGTGCACGTCGGCGTCGCGCAGGTCGATGCCGTGGTGGCGTGCGTATGCCTCGCCGCGCTTGCCGATGCCCGTGCCGCCCTCGGCGGCGATGATCACGACGCGGCCGCGCTTGACGCGGTTGTCGCGCCACGGGCGCCCCATGGCGATGGCAAAGGCCAGATCGAGGGCCACGAACGTCTTGCCGCTCCCGCTGGCGCCGTAGATCGAGTAGAGCTGCCCGGACGGCAGCACGTTCTTGATCAGCCACTCGCCCGGGGCCAGTTGCGACAGGTCGAAGATCGGCACGGGGCCGAAGCGGCCGGCGGACTTGGCCGGGCGATCTGCGATCAGTCGCTCAACCTGCGCCTCTACACGCGCCACGGACATAACCGGCCGCATATCGTTGTACATCTTGATGACCGACGCCATCGTCGTCTGGCGGCGGCCGGGTGCCTGCCGGCGCGTGAAACTGTCCCACTGCGTGCGCAGAGCCTCCGTGCTGGGGTAGGTGCCGCCGCCGGCCGACCAGTCGTCCCATATGTCGAAGCCAGTGTCGTCGCCGCCACTCTCGTGGTGCAGGGCCATGCCGACGCGGATCCACTCGTCGCGACCCATGTCTGGGTCGAGGGCGTTGACCAGCTCGGTCATGCGCTCGACGGTGAGATTGAGGCGCGGCTCTCTGCCGACCGTGAAGTCGTCGTCGAGGACGGCAGGCGCCGTGCTGGCGCTGAAACGCTTGGCGCACAGTGGCGCGACCTTGGCGTCGAGGTTGCTTATCGTGTCGTGCAGGCCCGTGACGTCGACCTCGAACAGGGTGTTGCCGGTGAATGTCAGGAAACCTGTGTCGCTGAACGTCTCAAAGCCGAACTCGTTGCCCCGGCTTTGCGACTTGCGATCTCCGTAGTTGCCGCGCACGAAGGCGTGGATGCCCTTGCCACTCGGGCTGTATTCCGAATACGTGTAGTGCGCGATGGCCGCGACCTCGGGCGGCAGTTCCCCGCCCGGGCCGACGCAGTTGTCGAAGTCGAGGACGGAGAAGCCCCACTCGGGCATCATCGCCAGCCCGACACCGTTCATGCCGCGACGCGCGGCGGCTGCCTTGGCTGCGGCAAACGTCGTCAGCTTGGCGCGATCCTCGGGTGACCCCTGACGGCCGTGGCGGCGCCCGCCGTCGACGTAGTACGGCACCTTGAGCGGCTTGTCCGCGCCGTCCGGTATCTCCAGACGATACAGCAGCCAGCCTTGCAGCAGGCGCAGTTCTGTCGGAGCCTCAATCGCCGCGTGCTGCGGCGTGATGGGTTGTATCTGTGGCACGGGCTGTCCCTCCTCGTCCACGGGATTACTGTGCTGCGGCTTGGATGATCGCGCGCAGTTCCGGCTTCATCATCTCGACGCGCGGTATGGCGTACAGGTCTTCGATCTCGAGGGCGCGTGCCGGCGGAACCCAGCCACGGCTGACCCACTGGCACACGGCCTGCACCGTCACGCCCAGCGTCTTGGCGAAGGCGGCGCGGCTCCCGGCACGCTCAATGGCGCGTTCGATGGCATTCATGCTGTCGTCCTCTGTGTTGTGCTGATGGGCGGCACCGTAGAGGGTGCCGCCCACGTGCGCAAGCCCGTGCTTAAAGCAGTGTGGTGCGGTACGTTATGTCAGGTGCCGGCAGGGCAGCCCTTACGGCGTCTTGAAGGTAACGAAGGCTTTGGGCTTGCTCATTGGCGCGGTCGTGCGCGCGCACCAGCGCAGCCTCAACGGCCTCGGTGCGCGCGAGCAATTCGCGGAGCAGTGTCGCCACTACGCCGCCGGGGGCGGCCTTGGGCGCCGGTGGTGGCGACAGGATGACGTGCGCCGCCCCCGCTGCCGTCGTCAGGTTCGAGACTGTCATCGACAGGCCGAGAGCCTCGCCGACGTGGTGCGCGCGTGCCTCGTTGCTGGACATGGCGCGCAACTCGTCGATGTGTGCGATCAAATAGTTGGCGACCGTGAAGCGTTCGCGGGCGGTGAGATTGTTGCGTGGTGTCGTCATGGTATCGTGTCCTCTTCGTTGCTGGGGTGGTTACTACAGGCGGGTTGCGAGTGCGGCGAGACGTTGACCGAGGGCACCGAGACGCTGATCGAGGGTGGTGAAGCGTTCCTCCAGCGCATCGATGCGGTCGAACATGGCCTGATGCAACTGCGCCAGCTTGGCGCCGGGGACGGCCTTTGCGGCAGGCACACGCTCAAGCGTGAGGCCGGCAGCGACTGCGGCGGTCACCAGCTTCGACACGGTGATCTCGATGCCGAGGGCCTCGGCGACGTGGCGTGCGCGCTCGGTGTTGGTCGGGATGGCGTGGATCACGCTGGCGTTGTTGACGAGGTAGTTGCTGACCATGAAACGCTCGCGGGCGTTTCTAATTTTGGTGTCTGACATAGTGTGTCCTCTTCGTTGCCTAGTGGGTTTCAGTGGTCTTTGTTGAACGATGGCGGACAATCCGCAACATCATTAATCATTTCCACGGTGATCTTGCAAGAGAAACCGTCAGAAAACTGCACCGACCTCTCAATTATTTTTGTCTCACCGCCTGCGGACAGGTCGGCGCAGAGGCAGAGCAGCACGTCGTGCGTGACATCTTTGATCGGCGCGATCGGCCGCAGATGCTTCTCGTGCGTCAGCCAGAACGTGCCGTCCGTAGGCTTGGCGCGGATGTGGAAGTGTTTCGGGTTCAGGGTGACCTTCACCGCTTTGCGCCTTCCACGTCGTCGATGCCGGCGGGCTGGCTGAAGCTGTTCCAGACCAGCATGCGCTCGCGCCAGCCTGTCAACCACCCTTTGACATAGTCGGGGCTGCTGTTGGCGTTGTTGCGCCCGGCGAGGGCGTCTTGGTAGCCTTGGCTCACTGCGCTGATCATGCCTCAATCCCCCGTGCCCGGCAGCTCTGCGCCAGATGGTGTGGTGCCAGTCCGCGCGCACCGGACACGCTCTCGTACTCGCGGCACATGCGCTGCACCTCGCTCTCGGCTGCCTTGAACGCGCGCTTGGCGGCGTCCATGGCGGCCAGAGCGGCTGCTGAACGATGCAGTATCTCGACTTCGCGTGTCATGCTGTGATCTCCCTGCGGTAGGGCAACGGGGACAACCCCCGTGCCGCCAGCCCCTTCACGATGGCCTTCTCTAAGTCGCGCGTGGCGCGCCTGACGCCCTCGTCGGACATACTGCCGCCCGCGCCAAACACGCCGATCGAGATGGCCGCGTTGCTCTGTATCTCGCGCTTCACGACGACGTCTGCCGGGCGCAGGTGGGGGTCGACGAGGAAGCTGTCTCGGCGATCGCGGACCCAGTCGCGCACGGTGAACACCGAGATGCCGTTTTCCACGGCCAACTCTCGCATCGTCTGCTTCCCGGTGAGGTATGCGTCAGCCACCCAAATGCGGTGAGACTGCTGCGCCTCGCCCTTGGCGGTACGGCTCTGCATGCGGCGCCCGTGCTTGAGCGCGGCGGGCTTCTCTGCGCCGATCACGATGTCTTTGGCTGCCGTTTTGCGGCGTTTCGCTTTCCCCGGTGATACAGGAACTCGATCGTCTGCTGCGTCTCCTCGAGGCGCTTCAGCTCCCGTTGCTCGCCGGGGGTCATATACGTTTGGGCTTTGATCTGTCGCAATTGCAGGATGCGAGGCAACCCCGGCGTCCTGAATAGCGGGTCGATCTCGTAGTCCATGATGCGTTTTGCCATGTGGTTTACTCATTGGGGGTTTCCTGCTCTTGCGCTGCGAGGGTGGCGAGGTAGGTGGCGGAGGCGGCGCGGGCGGCGTCGAAGGCGTTGAGGGCGGCGTCAAGGGCGGCGTCGCGGTCGGCGTATACAACGGCGTCGAAGGTGTTGAGGGCGGCGTATACGGCGGCGTCGCGGTCGGCCCTCAGTCTCTCCAAGTCAGTCATTGGTCTGCTCCTATCTATACGGGATGGCGGATAGCCACGGTGCCAGCGCGACGATGATAGCCAACACGATAACGACGATGGACTGCCGATAACTCAGGTGGCGCTTGCCGGGGCGCTCGGGGTCGTTCACCATGTCAACACCCAACCCGCGATCATCGTGGCGGTCAGCAAGAGCCACGCGCAGGCCATCATGCCGGCCAGCCGCTGTGCTATGCGCTGCCGGCGCTGCTGGCGCACCAGCAGCTCTGTGAGGGTGTGGTGGGTCACGATGCGACCTCCTCGGCGGCTATGCGGGCCTCGCAGCGGGCGAAGCGGGCCTCGGCCTCTGCGAGGGTCTTGCGGCGCGCCACGAGCTTGCTGGTGTTCCACCGGTCGGGTGCAGCTTCCACTTCGGCAAGGTCGCGAGCCACCTTCTGCTGGAGCTGCAAGATGTCGTCGTGGATGTTCTGGCGGTCGCGCTTGGCCGGGGTCATGCCCGGGCCGAATGGCTTCTGGTAGGTGAGGGTCATGCTGCGTCTCCCTTGTTGCGGTTGATGGCGACTGCCTCGGCGTAAATCTGCTCGCGGAGCGTGTTCAGCGTCAAGAGGCGGTCGAAGTGCTCGCGCCGGTCTGCGTCGCAGCGGTCGGCGTTGCCGGGATAGTCACGGCCGTTTGGCGTGACCTGCTTGAGGATGATGATGACGTTCGTCAGGGCGTCGAAGGCGGCGCGGCGCGGGTCGATGAGGTCGGCGGCGCTGGTGCCGTTGATGTTGAGGGTGGGCGTGATCGTCATGGTGTTGGTGTCTCCTTCGTTGCTGATGACCCTGTGTAAGCGGGTGCTTGATAGGTGTCAACAGCGCCGGGGACTATTATTTGTGAGAGGGTGTCACGTTGAACAGGAACTAGCGGTCGTAGGGCATGCCGTTGAACAGAACCTCGCGGCCGTCGGGCATGCGCAAATAGTCAGGCTCGCCCGCCCGCCAGACGACCTCGACGCCCAGCAGTGCCTCTCGCATCGGCCTGCCATAGTGCCCACGATCCCAGCCTATCACGTACACGACGCGGCGCATCTGCTTGCCCAGTATGCCAGTTATGCGGGCCTTCGTGATGTCGTGCTGCCGGGCCAGATCAGCCTTGTTGACGTTGTTGACGTAGTGGTCGCGCCAGATGGACCAGTTGCGGTCTACCAGCTCGATGTTGGTCGGAACCGGCTTCACTTCCTCTGACTGGAGGGCGGCGCTGAGGGCGCGGCGCAGGTGGTACAGCACCCGATCGTCGGTCGCCTGCGCCACGAGGGCGTTTATCTTCTTGCTGATCATGTCGGTGTCTCCTGTGTGTTGCTGATGGGTGTCGATCTAATCGCAGTCGCAGTCGTCAGGGCCAAGCGTCAGCTCGACGTGGACGCCAGCCTTGCGCAGGTCACGAACGGTGAGCAGGCCGGTCAGCGTGTTGAAGCGGGTCTCCAGATCGGAGATCTTCTTACGCAGGTCGGCGTTGATCGAACGCTCGTGTTTAAGCTGGCCGGTGTGCCGCTCCAGTTGCTCGATCAGGCGGTCGATCTTCCACTGCAGCTCTTCAGGGCCTCCCGCCGGGGTGTCCTCGGCTATCGGTGTGTCCTTGCTCACGTGTCGATCTCCTGTCCTGCGTCCCTGTAGTCGTCCCACACGGCCGCGAGGACGTCGGCGTAGGTGTAGGTGACGCCGCTGGCCTCCAGCGCGGCCTCAGTGGCCTCCAGCGCGTCGTGCAGGTCGCCCGCCTCGTCTCCCGGCTGGAAGTAGAGCGATCGGCGCTCGCCGTGGTGCGTGAGCGTGGTGCCGAAGCGGTCGCTGTTGATGGTGATGTCTCCGAAGCGCATGTCGGTGTCTCCTGTGTGGGGGTTGGCCCCGGGGGTGGTGTGCCCCCGGGGCGGCGGTGTCAAAAGTTGAAGTCGTGGAAGGCGCGGCGGCCGGCGTAGGCGTTGCCGCCCTGCTCGAAGGTCTTGGTGCCGGCGCTCTTCCACTTGCGGCGCTCGGCGCCGTCCTCGTCGGCCCAGCGGCGCAGGCTGATCTTGATCTCGCGGCCGTCGGGGTTGGCTGCGTACGAGTAACGCTGGTCGGCTTGGTTGTCGCAGTGGGCAGCGAAGCCGCCGGGGATGAAGCGCAGCTCGTCGCGGTTGAGGAGCGTGGCGGTGTCGGCGCGGAGCGTGATCGTCGTCGCGGTCTTCTTGACGACGGTGTAGGCGTCCACGTCGGTCCAGACCGAGACGCTGACACCGTCGCCGATGTTCAGGGCGGTGATGGCGTCGGCGGCGGCGTTGATCTCGGCGGTGCGCTCTGCGATCCACGGGCGGGCGGCGGTGAGGGTGGTCGTCATGTCGGTGTCTCCTGTGTGCGTTGCTGATGTCTCTGTGTAAGCGGGTGCTTGCGGCCCGTCAACAGGTTATTTCGCATCACGTGTATTATTTTGCGTGCTGTGCAGCGTACAGCGTTTCGCAGCGTTTCGCGTCATGCTGTATGCTGCGGCAGGCGTGGGAGTGCAGCGCGCCCCTACACCGTTTGGGGGCTATACAAGTGTATACCCCCGGTGGAGGTGCACGCTGCACCGAGCCGGTGTAAGTTGTGATGCAGGTTTCGGGGTACAGCGTCTCACCTTTCGTTCTACATCATTTCGAGACGCTGCGTGTCTGGCGGTGTGCGTGTCAGGGGTATTGTGATGCGCGTGATGTAATGCTAACGGTGGTGTAGAAGGAGACAGAGAATGCTTGCACTGAAACGCCGAACCCCCAGAGACTTCCGCCTCGTCACGCCCACACAGCCGTGGACGGATGCATTCATCATCGAGCAGGGCGCGATTCTTGCCTTGCTCTCAGATCGCGTCACTCACGCCGACTTCGTCAAGCATTGCTTCGGTCAGTTGCCGAGGGGGTCGGGGAAGCGTGACATCCGCAGGCAGACTATCCTCCGCGCGCTCTACCGGATGCTTGACGCGGGCAAGCTGCCGTTCAAGATTGAGGGTGACTGTTTCGTGTTCTGAAGCGCGGGGTGTTGCAGACGCGGCGTTGCGGTGTTATCTGTGTGTCACTTACTGGTAGTCCTGCCACGCAGCGGAGCACGCAGACCACATGCCTACGCCGACCAAGCGCACCCCAAAACTTGAAGCGGAAGTCCTTGAGCGCCTCGCTCTGGGAGAGACGCTGGCTGCGCTCGGCCGTGAGTTGGGGTTTCACCCGGTGAACTGGGGCAAGTGGGTAGCGGCAGACGAAGCGCTGGCAGTCGCATACGCCTACGCGCGCGAGGTTGGCGGTGACGCCATCGCCGAGCAGGCCCTCGCACTGATCGATGCAGAGCCGGCGCGCGTCGAGGGTCGCATCGACCCGGGCCACGTGCAGTGGCGTCGGGCGCAGGTCGACACGCGGCTGAAGCTGCTGGCCTGCTGGAACCCGAAGAAATACGGCGCCAAGACGCAGACGACGATCGGCAACAAGGAAGGCGAGACCCTCAAGGTCGAGGGCACCGCCGACACCGCCGCCATCGCAGCGTCACTGGCGGCCGCGATGCGCGATGCAAAGAGGGGCGACAAGTGATGAACTGGAACTGGGGCTGGCTCCGTGGCACTCCACGGGTCGCAGATCAGCAGGAGCGCATCGCGCAGCTTGAGGCAGACGCTGTAATCGCCGAGCGCACCATCGAGAGCATACAGCGTCACTGCGACCTGCTCGCAGATCGGTACGACAAGATCCGCGTGACGAACGAGCAGCTACGCGGCGCGCTCGACCTGTACCGCGACGACCATCGCCGCCACTGATGGCCACGGCGCTGACCTTGCCGAGCGGGAAGGCGATGCCACGCGGCGCCGCCGACCTCGCCACGCTCGTCAGCGGCCTGCCTCACGACATGCAGATATACCTCGACTGGCAGCGCCGGTGGAGCGCCACGGCGCGACCGAGCCAGTTGCTGCCCGAGACGGACTGGACGGAAGCGGGCATCCTCGCCGGGCGCGGCTTCGGTAAGACGCGCGTCGGTGCAGAGTGGATCACGCGCGCCGCGTACGAGGACGCCAGCGGCTTCGACAGCGCGGTGATCGCGCCGACGTACAGCGACGTCAAGTTCACCTGCTTCGAGGGTGAGAGCGGCATCCTGTCCGTGCTGCCGCCGGATCTGCTGATCGAGCACAACAAGAGCGACATGATCGTCAAGATCAAGAACATCGCCGGCGGTGTCAGCACGATCCGTGGCTTCACGGCCGAGAAGCCGGAGCGGTTGCGCGGTCCCCAGCACACGAGGGGCTGGTTCGATGAATTGGCCGCGTGGATGTACGCCGAGGACGTGTGGGACATGGCGATGATGGGCATGCGCCTCGGCTCCGCGCCGCAGGTGCTGTGGACCACGACGCCCAAGCCGCGCGAGATCATCCGCAAGCTGACCGCGCCGCAGGACAAGCGGATCATCGTGCGCGGCAGCACGTTCGACAACAAGGCGAACCTGCCGGACAGCTTCTTCAAACAGCTCGAGCAGTACGAGGGCACCGTGATCGGCCGTCAAGAGCTGCACGGCGAGCTGGTCGACCCGGAGGAGAGCGGGATCATCAAGCGGAGCTGGTTCAACCTGTGGCCCGCGAAGAAGGCGTTGCCCCGGTTCGACTGGATCATCATGAGCCTCGACACGGCGTACACAGAGAAGAGCGTCGACAAGAAGGGCGACCCCGATCCGACGGCCTGCTCGACGTGGGGCGTGTTCGAGTACAAGGGCATGTCGCACGTCATGCTGCTCGACTGCTGGGACGACCACCTCGGGCTGCCGGCGCTGATGAAGCGCGTCAAGAAGGAACTGAACGTCGCGTACGGCGACGACGAGGATCAGGCGCTGATCAAGCCGCTGTTCGGCGCGTCGAAGCCGATGACGAGCGGCCGCAAGCCGGACATCCTGCTGATCGAGGACAAGGGCAGCGGCATCAGCCTGCGCCAGATGCTCGCCGAGACGGGGATCGAGGCGTATGCGTACAACCCGGGACGCGCCGACAAGTTGAGCCGGCTGCACATCGTCAGCCCGGTATTCGCGCAGAAGCGCGTCTGGCTGCCCGAGAGCGAGAAGTTCCCCGGCAAGGCGCGCACGTGGTGCGACGCCGTGGTGACCCAGCTCTGCTCGTTCGCCGGCGGCGGCAGCATCAAACACGACGATCACGTCGACGCCTGCACGCAGGCGATCCGCCTGTGCTTGGACAAGGGCCTCATCCGCCTGATAAAAGACAAGCCCAAGGACACCGGCGATCGGCCGCCTCCCCGCGTCGTCACCAACCCGTACAGCCAGTGATTGCTGCATTTCACCATATCGGGTATAAAGCGAGCAAGGGCGACACGGCTGGTGCCGCCCTTGCTCTTGGCACCACAGCAAAGGATCTGCTGGCGATGACGAAAAATGCATTACCCGCGATAGCATACCTCCGTCAACGGTTGCGGTACGATCCGCAAACTGGGAAGTTGAACTGGCTCGCGCATGCTGGGTCAAGTCCTGCATGGAACGGCCGGTGGGCGGGTCGAGAAGCAGGTTCACACGCGCCAAGCGACGGTTACTCGAAAGTTGCTTTAGACCGCAGGATGTTAAAGGCGCACCGCGTTGCGTGGGCCGTGCATCACGGCGTCTGGCCCGCCGGTGAGATTGACCACATCAACCACATCAAGACGGACAATTGCATAGCAAACTTGCGAGATGTCACCTTACTGGAAAACCGGCGGAACCAGCGGATGAAGCAGAATAACACCAGCGGCGTTACTGGCGTCTCGTGGTGTAAACAAACGCAATCATGGAAAGCACAGATACATCCAGCGCGTAAGTGCGTGCATCTGGGTAGATTTGTTTGCTTAAAAGATGCTATTGATGCCCGAAAGGCAGCGGAAGCGCGCTACGGGTTTCATCTAAACCATGGCGCGGGGTCGTCACCAACCCGTACAGCCAGTGAGGACTGACGCATGATGGACGACGAAGACGACATCGACACCGAGGGCGAGATGGTCGAGATCGACGACGAGGAGATTTCCGACGTCGAGGACACCGAGGACGGTGGCGCGATCGTGCGTCTCGGCGAGGAGGCGACCGATGCCGACAGCGAGTTCTACGCCAACCTCGCTGAGAGCATGCCGGACAGCGAGCTGAACGCACTGTCGAGCCGCTTCCTTGACCTGATCAGCAAGGACAAGGAAGCCCGCAAGAAGCGCGACGAGCAGTACGAGGAGGGCATCCGCCGCACCGGTCTCGGTGACGACGCGCCCGGCGGCGCGCAGTTCCAAGGCGCGTCGAAGGTCGTGCACCCGATGATGACCGAGGCGTGCATCGACTTCGCGTCGCGCGCCATCCGCGAGCTGCTCCCGCCGCAGGGTCCGGTGAAGGACCTGATCGAGGGTGAAGTGACCCTCAAGAAGTTGCAGAAGGCCAAGCGCAAGACGCGCATGATGAACTGGCAGCTCACGGTGCAGAGCAAAGAGTTCCGCAGCGAGATGGAGCAGATGCTGACGCAGGTGCCACTGGGCGGCGCGCAGTACCTCAAGATGTCGTGGGACGACGCGCGCAACCGGCCGGGCTTCCTGTTCGTCGCGATCGACGACATGTACCTGCCGTTCGCCGCAACCAATTTCAACAGCGCGCAACGCAAGACGCACGTGCAGTACCTCACGCAACTCGACTACGAGGAACGCGTAAAGTCTGGCATGTACCGCGACGTCGAGCTGACGCCGCCGGGCCTCGAGCCTGAGCGTTCGGCTGCCGACATCGCCAACGACAAGATCGAGGGGCGCAGCGACACCAGCTACAACGAGGACGGCCTGCGCACCGTGTTCGAGATACACGCCGTGGCCGACGTCGAGGGCGACGGCAATGCGCCGTACATCCTCACCGTCGACAAGCCGAGCGGCAAGGTGCTGTCGATCTACCGCAACTGGGACGAGAACGACGAGAGCCGCGAGCCACTGGCGTGGTTCGTGGAGTTCCCGTTCATCCCGTGGCGCGGCGCATACCCCATCGGCCTGCCGCACATGATCGGTGGCCTCAGTGCCGCCGCGACGGGCGCCCTGCGCGCCCTCATGGACAGCGCGCACATCCAGAACGTGCCGACGATGCTCAAGCTGAAGGGCGGCACGCGCGGCGGCCAGACGCTGAACATCCAGCCGACGCAGGTCGAGGAGATCGAGGGCGGCATCAACATCGATGACGTGCGCAAGATCGCCATGCCGATACCGTTCAACCCGCCGTCGCCGACGCTGTTCCAGTTGCTGGGCTTCGTGGTTGACGCCGGCAAGGGTGTCGTCCGCACGTCGATGGACAACCTCGCCGACCAGAACCCCAACGCGCCGGTTGGCACGACGCTGGCCCTGATCCAAGAGGGCATGACGGTGTTCTCGGCCATCCACGGCCGCCTGCACGACGCAATGGCGCGCGTGCTGGACATCCTGCACCGCCTCAACGGCATGCACCTTGACGACGACGACACCGAGCGTGAAGTCGGCGAGGAGCTGGCCACGCGCGCCGACTTCCAAGGCCCGATGGACGTGGTGCCGGTGTCCGACCCGGCGATCTTCAGCGAGGCGCAACGCTTTGCGCAGGTGCAGGCCGTGGCGGCCCGCGCCGCCGCGATGCCGCAACTGTACAACCAGCGCAAAGTCGAGGAGCGGCTGCTCGAGACGCTCCGCGTGCCGAACTACAAGGAGCTGCTGACGCCGCCGCTTGAGCCGAAGCAGCAGAA